TATATATGAAACCGTGGGAACAAATGTAGATGCTACATTTACCATAGACGCTGCTACCCTGCAGTATATTACTAACGCTAGGAGATAAAAAAATGGGAACAGGATATACTCGTAACGATACAGCAAATAATATTGCTGATGGTAACGTAATCAACGCATCAGACCTCGATGGTGAGTTTGATGCCATACAAGGTGCATTTAACGGTACAGATGGACACAGTCACGATGGCACATCAGGCGAAGGACCACAGATAGTTGCAGGAGGTATAGCAAGTAATGCTGTAACAACTGCAAAGATACTAGATGCTAATGTCACTACAGCTAAGCTTGCAGATGATGCAGTAACGGTTGCTAAAATGGCGGTTAACTCCATAGACAGTGACCAATATGTAGATGGGTCAATAGATAGAGAACACTTAGCTGCTGACATTGTAGATGGAACAAAGATAGCTGACGATTCAATAGATTCTGAACACTATGTAGATGGTTCAATTGATACTGCTCATATAGCTGATTCTCAAATCACAACTGCTAAGATAGCAGATTCTAATGTCACGTTAGCAAAGATAGCTGACGCAGCTGCAAACACAGTATTGGTAAGAGATGCTAATAGTTCAGGAGTTGTATCTGCAAAAGCAGTTGCAGACACGCAAATATTAATAGGTGATGGAACAGGCTTTACATCTGCTGCACTTTCAGGTGATGTCACTATGGCAAACACTGGAGCAGTTACAATAGCTAACAATGCAGTGGAAACTGCAATGATAAATGCAGATGCAGTTACGAATGCTAAGATAGCTGATGATTCAATTGATTCTGAACATTATGTGGATGGTAGTATTGATACTGCTCACATAGCCAACTTACAAGTTACAACTGCCAAGATTGCGGCAGACGCTATTGATGGAACAAAGTTAGCTGATGATGCAGTTAATTCAGAACATTATACTGATGGTTCAATTGACAGAGCACATTTAGCTGCTGACATTATAGATGGTACAAAAATAGCAGACGATGTTATTGATTCTGAACACTATGCCGCAGGGTCTATTGATGCAGAACATCTAGCATCTGACTCGGTTACTACTGCTAAAATAGCGGCAGATGCAGTTACAACAGCAAAGATAGCCGATGATGTAGGATTAGGTGGCAATCCAACTACAACTACACAGGCATCAAATAACAGTACTACAAGAATTGCAACAACAGCTTTTGTTCAACAGGAGTTAGCACAGATACTAGTTATGGAAGACGATGCAGGTAATGCTGACCCTGTATCGGGTGACTTTACAAATGGTGCATTATTTGTAGGACAATACTAAGGAGACAACATGCCTAAATTATTTGGATTAGATAGTGGTACGGTTAGACGAATACAAAGACTATTTGCTTTAGATGGTGCGACACCTAGAAGAGTAAAAAAATTATTCGGTGATGATGGTGGCACTATAAGATTACTATTTGAAGATAAGTCAACATTTACAGTTTCAGGCACAGCAAATGAAATAGTAAGTCCTGTAAATGAAGTTGTAGATTTTGGTGTTAGGTCTGATTTTGATGCTGGTGGCACAGATTCAAGTGTAAATACTAGTGGAACTGGTGATGCAAGTAATGTTGGTAGTATTAGTGGTCTAACTGTTGATGTAGATAGTAATCATACGTATACAGCAGATTCAAATTTAAGAAGCCCCGGTGGTGCAACAATGACACAGTTTCCTTCTGGTCCTTTTTCGCAACCCGGAACTAATAGAATGTTTTTACCAACAGACCCAACTATCCCCGGTCTTTCCCCCGGTCAGCCCGGCAATGCAAGAGAAAATGATTTTGCACAAGCTCTAGGTGGTACACCTTCTGGTCCTAACTATGCTCCCGGTTCTTATATAACAATAAATGGTTCACAAGAATTTGGTAGTTTTTCACCTAGACCTGATGGACTTTATATCAGAAACTTTCCCAATAGTACAAGAATAGAAATGTTTAGTCCAAATCAAGGTAGGGTCGTTTGTGCATCAAATGCTACTATTGGTCCTATGAGAATATCTAATGGTCCTCAGGTATCAGCAACTGGAAGAAGAGCTAGAGTACAAAATGGTACTGGTAAAACATTTACAATAAATAGTGGAGGTCTTACTGCAGGTGGTAGCTTTGCTACGGGTAATTTAGCTGATGGTGCATCAACTAGTTTTGTTACTGCCAATAGTACAAGTGAAGCATGGTCATTGGCAGGAGTTATTACTCAAAATCCTGCAACATTTTCTATTACAAATGCAGATGCTACCATAACTGTCAGTGGAACATTCGCAGATGGCGAAACTGCCTCAGATGCAAGAGATAGAATACAAGCAGCATTAAATGCAAACAGTACATTTGTATCTAAGTTTGATACTGGTACAGATTCAGATAAAACAATTGGTGGTGTAGCACATAAAGTAGTTACATTTACTAGTGATTCAGCAGAAAACACAAGTGATTTTTCTATTACAATAACTCAAAATGATGGAAGTAATACTACCCCATATGAAGACACAACAACTCAAGGTGCTACAGAAAGTTTACAAACTACAGTTACAGTATCTAGAGATGTAGCAGGTTCTAATGTTTCTACTGCCACAGCCATATCAAGTTTAGCAAACACAGATACTTCAGGAGCAGCTGTTGCTTCTAATGCTGGTTATGATGTGACTTATGACAGTGGTACTAATAAATTGTCAGTCACAGACCAAGATGCCACTGTTACCGTAACAAACCCGGGTTCTTTGTCGTTTTCAAAAGATTAATATTATAAAGGAGTAATATGAATAACGTTCAAGCAATACGTAAAATACCATTAGATGAAGAGAAGTTAGAGTTAGATAGTGCGACTGTTGATTTTTGGCATTATCCAAATGCAGTACCAAAAGAAACTTGTGAAGATATTATAAAATTTGCAGAAAGTAAATGGGAACAAGCAGGTGTTGGTGGAGAAAATGTTACTACTAAAAATGTAATAAAAGAAATAAGAGATTCGCAAGTTGCTTGGACTGAATGTTCAAATTTATACAAAATGGTTTGGTCTTATGCTAACAATGCAAATGAAAAAGCAATGTGGAAATTTCAACTTGACTCTGCTCAACCCATGCAAATTACTAAATATGAAAATGGTGGATTTTATAATTTTCATAAAGATGGCAATGGATTTACAAGGGAACATGTAGATAAGTCTCTACACACATACAACAAAACAAGAAAAATATCTATGTCTATTGTACTGAATGAGGATTATGAAGGTGGGGAATTTGAGTTCTATGAAGATAATAGATTAATTAAAGAGAAAACAGGAACAGTTATTGTTTTCCCATCGTATATGTTACATAGGGTTAGACCTGTAACTAAAGGAGTTAGATACTCATTAGTTGTTTGGTTTTGTGGAGAACCATTCGTATAGTAGAGTAAGGGTATATAAAAACATGGATGGTGTAAATAAAATAGAACAAAATTATACACAGCAATTTAAAGAAAACAACTATATACATGTAAAAAACTTTATAACAAAAGACATGGCTAAATATTTGTATGACTATACTTTAATAAAAAGTGAAGCTGTTAAAACTATGGTTTTAAGAGGCTATATAAACTTTGATAATTTTCTAGGTAGTTTTTCTGAAGGGCAAGTGCCTGATAGTTTTGGTATGTATGGAGATTTTGCTATGGAAACATTGCTCAAAAACAGTACAAAGAAAATGCAAGAAGTAACTGGCTTAACTTTGTGCCCTACATATTCTTATCAGAGAATTTATAGAGAAGGTCAAGATTTAAAAAGACATAAAGATAGACCTAGTTGTGAGATATCTGCAACTCTATGTCTTGGCTATGATTACAGCAATGCACCTGATGGCTATGATTGGGGTATGTATGTAGAAAAATCAGGTGAGGTAGGGCAAGAAGGTAAGGAAGTATGTTTAGCTCAAGGAGATGCAATTATATATCGTGGCTGTGATATTGAGCATTGGAGAGATAGATTTAAAGGTAACATACAGTCTCAAGTTTTTTTACACTACAACAATCTAGATGGTCCTTTTTCTACTGAAAATAAATTTGATACTAGACCTCTTTTAGGTCTTCCTGCAGATTTTAAGAAACAATAAAAATGAAAATGAAAATGCAACCTGAACTCAAAGTACAAATGGAATTGGATGCACATGAGAAAGAGTGTGCCATCCGATACCAAGCAGTCAATGACAAGCTAGAAACCTTAGACAAAAGAATGTGGCGAATAGAAGCTATGTCTATGGTGGGTACACTTGGGGTGGTGGCTTTGGTTGTCGCAATCGTGATGAAGTAAGGAATAAAGTATGGCAAATCCACAACAAGAAATGCAGAAATCATTTGCTAGAGTATTGGGTTATGATGGACCTATGCAAGGCTTTGGTAATTATATACAATCAGACCCTGCTATCTCAGAAAAATACAAAGGCATGTTAGCTATAGCTGAAAAGCAAAGAGATATGGCTAAACAAAATATGATGAAAATGTCTCAGTCACCTAAGCCACAAATGGCTCGTGGTGGTTCTGTACGTAGGTTTGCTGAAGGTGGTGATAATGTAACTACACAGCCAGTGCCACCTGTAGCACCTGTTACACCTGAACCCATAACACCTGTTCCAACCACAGGACAAGGTGGTGTTAAAACATTACCTACAGCACAGCCACCGAAGCAAAACTTTCAAGATGTTGAGAAACCTGTATATGACACTAATCAATTCTTAGATGATGGCACAACACCTAATCCTAACTATGGTCAGCCTGTACTAGATGCTGATGGTAACTCTGTAACAACAACAGAAGCTCCTAACATAGGTGAGATGGGAGCACAGATGATAACAAACCCCGGATTACCGACAGGTGCTGCGGTTGAAGCAGTAGGAGTAGACCCGGAAACAGGTCAGTTCTTACAGACAGATGTAGGTGGTGTTACTCCTAATGGTGTAGCAGTACCAACAACACTAGCAGATACAGCTACAATAGACCAGCAACAGGTAACTGAAGCGGGAACAATAGACCCTAGCTTAACTAAAGAAAAAGTAGAAGATGTACTAGCAAAAGATGGTCCTGCTCAAGGTGAGGTATCTACACAGGCACAGGTAGAAGCACAGCAGCAAGAAGCATCTAGTGTAAGTGAGTTAACCGCTGCCCAAGGTAATGCCTATATAATGCAGAATCCTGTACAAAGAGAGATACAGGATGGTGAATTAATATCAGGTGTAGCAGATGCAGAGAAAGCGTCTAAGTTTACAGAACAGATTGAAGCAGCTACAGCAACACCTAGTGAAAAAGCTACTGTACAAGGGCAACTAGCAAATCTAACTGCTAACTTTGATGCTAACAATCCACCTGCATGGGCGGCAGGAACTTTACGTGGGGTACAAGGTCAGTTAGCTGCTAGGGGTTTAGGTGCATCTTCAATGGCAGGGCAAGCACTTATACAAGGTGCGTTAGAATCTGCTCTTCCAATAGCACAAGCTGATGCAAATACACAGGCACAGTTTGAGACACAAAATTTATCCAACAGACAACAACGTGCAATGCTTGCCGCACAACAGCGTGCTACTTTTATAGGTCAGGAGTTTGACCAAGCTTTTCAGGCAAGAGTTCAAAACTCTGCTAGAATTGGTGACGTAGCGAACATGAACTTTACAGCAGAGCAGAACATTGCCTTAGAGAACTCTCGTGCTGTAAATACAATGAACTTAAATAACTTATCTAACAGACAGGCAATGGTTATGGCTGAGGCTTCTGCACTAGCTAACTTGGATATGGCTAACTTAAGTAATAGGCAACAGTCAGCAGTACAAAATGCACAATCTTTTTTGCAGATGGATATGGCTAACCTGTCTAACTCACAACAATCTCAAATGTTTAAGGCACAGCAAAGAGTACAGTCTATGTTTACAGACCAAGCTGCTCAGAATGCTGCTAAACAATTTAATGCTACTTCACAGAATCAAGTCGACCAATTCTTTGCACAGCTAGGTCAGCAAGCTAATCAATTTAATGCTACTCAATACAATGCACAAGAACAGTTTAACGCAGGTCAGACTAATACAGTTGAAAGGTTTAATTCTGAATTAAACAATGCTCGTGATATATTTAATGCACAGAACCAACAAGTAATAGCACAATCTAATGCTGCTTGGAGAAGACAAATTGCTTCAGCAGATACAGCGGCTATAAATAGAGCTAACGAATTAAATGCTCAAAGCGTATTAGGCATAAGCAATCAAGCTTATAATAATTTGTGGCAGTATTATGGAGACACTATGGAGTGGGCATGGACTTCTGCAGAGAATGAAAGAAGTCGTGTTATCGATTTAGCTAAAGCACAATTGATGGCTGATTCAAATGCAGATGTAGCTAAGATGAAAAATGATTACAACTCTTCCGCTGCCTTTGGTGGTCTTATGACCAAGTTTATTGGAGGAGCACTAGGATTCTAATGATTACTAACCCTATGAATATGGCACTTAAAGGTGTACCTAAAATTGAAGAAGAAGATATAGATGTTAAAAAAACACCATCTAAAGGACTATTAACTCGTACTATGGATTCTCCTAAATCTAAAGAGAGTTCTGCGGATGATATAAAGATGCGTGTGGCTAGATACATTCAAGACATACGCAATAAAAGAAAAGGTTTAACTGATGCCTGAATTAAATCAAGTAGAACATGATGCTCCTATAGCAGGACAATCTTTAACGGGTGAGTTTGGTGCTAGACCATGGCAGAGTCCACCACAATATAACACATTAGAAGAAGCTATAGAGTGGTATGTACCTAAACTAACAAACAAAACATTTACTACAGAGTTATTTGATATACTTGAAATGGGTATACCATTAACAACAGTTGCTAACACTATGCAATTAACAGCGGTTATGGAAGGTGTACACTCAATTGATATAGGCATATTAGTTACTCCTATTATTGTGGAGATGTTAGCATATTTAGCAGATGCTCAAGGTGTTAAGTATAAAGTAGGTGATGAAGAACCTGAAGATGATGAAATACCTACAGAGGGTGAAATAGCCGCAGCTTTAAACAGATTAAAAGAGGAAGAAGATAAACCAATACCTGTTCCGGGTATTGATGATAGTGGTGATGAGGGCTTAGAAGAAGAAGAGCCTACAGGTTTAATGGCAAGGAGAGCTTAATGGCATTTAGTTTAGCAGGATTTGTTGCGGGTGCGTCAACACAGGCTTTAGCAGATATTGAAGATGAAGAGTTGCGTGTAAAGAAGTTCTATGAAAAGGAACTTGATAGGTCTGTTGCAGAGCAAAGAGAGATGCGTAAGGATAGACGTAAAAAAGTAGAGCAACGCATGGAACAAATAACTATGCTAGAATCTTTTTTTGGTGGTGACCCTCAAGCTAGAAACATGGCAGCTAAAATAGTGGCTGGAGGTCCTACTAATGTTAATTTAGTTTTAAACACTCTTCAAAAGGCACGAACTAATGGTGCTACTCAACAAGATTTATTTAAAGCTGTTCAATATATACCTGACCCTAAAGCTCCTAATCAATCTTTTGAAACGGTTAAGGATGCGGCTGAATCTATTACAGAAGTTATTAAGCCTATTGAGTTTGATAATATATCCTCTGCAGCTTCAAAACAAACTAAAGGTTTGTTCGGTAAACTTGTTAACAGAGATAAAATCTTTAATACAATGGTTCAAGAATATAAAGATGTTGGTGGATTAAAGGATGAGTCTAACGATAAAGTTATTCAAGCCTTGAAGGGAACTTTAAAAATAGACTTTGCTCAATTACCAACAGAGGTAAAATCACTAGACCAAAACTTAAATAGAGTAAGTGTAAGTATGAACAAGCTAGATAAAAATAGCCCTACCTATACAGAAGACTTTAATAAACTTAATAATGAAAAGAAACGTATCATAGGTCTTATGAATGAAAAAGCTATTGCGTTAGAAGGCACACCAACAGATACTTCTGCTAGTATATCTGTGCTTGGAACTAATTTAAATGCCGTTGAAGAGGATGCTGAAAAATCAATAGGTTATGACAGTAAAAATAAGACAGCTATAATAAATGGTAAAATGGTATCTCTTGAAGAGGCTCAGAAAGTACGTAATCAAGTAGTAGGTAATGCCAAAAAAGAATTTTTATTAACTTTAGTTGATGGTTCAGGGCAACCATTAAATAGTAAAGCTGCTTTTATAATAAGGACACGTTTAAAAGCAGAGTATGAAGAATTACAAGCTAGACTTGAAGGTAAAGAAGTAAAAAGTACAGTTGACAAAAAGGAAGAAGCAACTAAATTAGAGGTAGGTGTAGCTAAAAACTTTGGTTCTCCTGAAGCTTATGTAAATGACCGTATAAAAAAGGGATTAAGTAAGACTGTTATTAGGGTAATATTACAGCAAGCATATCCAAACGCAGACATTAATAAACTACTAAATAAATAGGTATATGTTGTGAGTGATACTAATGTTGAGTTACTAAATAATCTTTATGTAAATGAAGAGATAAGGGAAGAGAATAGTCTTCAATCTCTTAACACTTTGTATGAAGAGTCTGAGACACCTCAAGTAGAAACTGAAGAAAAGGATGATACCATTGAGTCCTTGAATAGTCTATATGAAGAAGAAGAACAGATAGAAGATAAAAGACCTGCCGTTGAACAACTAGAACTTCCAGAAGAATCAACTAAAACACTAACTGAATTTGCTCAAGACGAAAAGTTTATTGAGGACTTGAAGAAGTATGGCAAGTCTAGGTTTGGCGAGTCTGGTGTTCCTCAAGAAGACGAGAGTAACGAAGACTATGTCAAACGTTTTATAACACACACAAGACAACTTGAAACTAACTCTTTAGACTTAGGTGCTCAAGTTGCTTGGATGCGTGGTGCTTCAGAGCAAGAGAAGGCTAACTTTGGTAGAGTATATCAAGAGATGGAAAGGCTTCCTGCTTTTTATGAGGAAGGTGGCACTAGTGTGCTAAGTGCAGTTAAAGACTATGGCTTATCTGTATTCACTGACCCCTTAACCTACTTAGGTTTTGGTGTTGGTAAGGTTCTATCCGCAGGTGCACAACAAGGAGTTAAGAAGCTTGTATTAGCAGGTGCAAAAGAAGCCGCTATAAAACAATCCAACAAGCTACTAACTAAAGGTGGACTCAAGACAGGTCTTGGTGTTGGTGCTACTGAAGCAGGTGTAGGTGTAATGCATAGCTTAGGTGCACAAGAGATAGAGCAAGAAGCTGGTATGGAACTTAAAGGTGAAGACGGTAAAGTAGAATATGATGTAGGTGAAGCTGCTGTATTTGGCACTATAGGTGGTGTGTTAGGCTTCGGTGGTGGTGTAGGTCTTAGCAGAAAGCTGTCTAAAGATGTAGTCAAAAAAGAGATAGGTAAGCAAGAAGCACTAGAAGCTGCGGAAGAAACTGTAGAAGAAGCAGGTTTAGAATTATCTGAAGAAGCTATAGAAAGAGTAAGCAAACAGAACTTTAAATTTGATGTCAACGAAGGTTACAAAGTTTATGACAAACTAAATCCTGACTTTGATGTAGGTAAATTAACTGACGTTAAGATAAAAAAAGATATACAGAATAGAGTTGGTCAGATTGGTGTACAGCTATTAGAAGAGATAGAACGGCAAGGCAAATATAAAGACCTACCCAAAGAAATACTTAGAGAGAAACAGGTTACTAAGTTTGTAGGTAGACTACTTGTTGAACAGGGTGACATCCTTGATGACGATGTATTAGACGCTGCCATTAGTAGGTCTGGTTTGTCTATGGAACAATTTACTCAAGCACTTAATGCAGGACAGAATGAAGCAGGTAGTATACTTGGTGGATTTGGTCAGGCAGGTAAAGTGTTTAAGAGACTGAAAGAACTTGACCCTGAGTTTGAAAAGAGATGGCAGAATCTCTATGGTTTAGAAAGTGAGACTTTAGGTTTTATGAATAAAGCCTATACTGTAATGCAGAAGCTAGACCGAAACCGTAGAGCATTAATGGTTACTCAACTATCTACTACTATACGTAACGTAGCTACAGGTGGTATGAGATTAACTATGGAGATGGGTGCTAATGCTATTGAAACATCTCTATACCACTTAGGTAAAGCTACCTCATCTGCCTTAAGAGGTGAAGGTAGTGTTCAAGGTATAAAGAATGGCTTGAGAGACATGGCTAAAGATGCGTTTGGCACACTAGCTTTTATCTCAGACTCAGGTCAGACTAAAGAGATAGCTGAAGCACTTCTTAAACACAATCCTAGATTATATAGACAGATAGACAGGTCGCTACAAGAAGTAGGTGCAGACAGTAGCGATGACTTATGGAGATTTTCTAAGTGGGCTAACAGTTTAAATATGGCTCAAGACAGGTTCTTCAGACGTGCTGTGTTCTCAGCTTCTGTGGATAAACAGATAAGAAGAACAGGACTTAAAGGATTAGGTGGTGAAGATGCAGCGGGTTTAGCTGAAGCCTTAGCCACAGGTAAGTCTGTTCCTGCTAGTGTATTGAAACAAGCAACAGAAGATGCACTTTCTTTTACTTTCTCTCGTATGCCTAAAGCACAAAAGGGTAAGATAGGAGACAGTATTGCTCATTACTTTATAAAGTTTAATGAATCGTTAGGTCCTATCCCAGGTCCTGTAGGTACAGCAGCATTTCCATTTGCTAGGTTTATGGCTAATGCTATGCAGTTTCAATTTAGTTATAGCCCATTAAGTATTCCTGCAGCGGCTTTTAATACTGTAGGTGGTGCTACTAAGTATATAAAGAAAGCTATCACAGGCAAGGGTGGTGAAGGTGCAGAAGCACAGATGAGATTAGCTAGAGAGCAGTTCTCTAAAGCTACTGTAGGTAGTGCTGCTCTAGTTGCTGCTATTAAATATAGAATAGATAACCCTGATATAAAATGGTATGAGGGTGAAAAGGAAGATGGTAGAACTGTAGACCTCAGACCTTTCTTTCCTATTACTCCGTACTTAGCAGTAGCTGATGTTATTGTAAGGTTAGGTCAAGGAAGAGAAATTGACACTAAGCAACTCATAGAAGGTTTAACGGGTGCTCAGTTTAGAGCAGGTGCTAGTTCATATATGATTGACTCAGCCTTTGAGTTCATGCGTGAAGATGGTAGTAACATACAGCAAGAAAAACTAGGTGAGTTCTTTGGTGGATATGTAGGTGAAATATTCGGTGGTTATGCTACACCTGCTAGAATTATTAGAGACATAGAAGCGGCTTTTAATAAAGAAGCAGCTACAGTTAGAGACTCTCGTCAAGTAGAAGGAAGTGGTGCACTAGAACGTGGACTGAGTGCGGCTACAAATGCAGTACAGAGAAACTTACCTTTTGTTAGTAAGGATTTACCTGCACTACAGAGTCCTACACAGGAAGGTGATGTCATACAGCAAGACCCTTTAACAACACAACTGACAGGTCAAAAAATGACAGCTAGAAGAACTGCTGTTCAGAGAGAATTAATAAAGCATGGATATGAAGACTATCAAATTATACCAACTTCAGGTGATAAGGCTGCGGATGCTTATGTAAAAAAGTATATGGGTAAGTTAGTGGCGGATAGTCTTGCTAGAGAAATAGATTCAGATTATTATAAAGGTTTGTCAAGAGTTAAACAGGAAGCTGCTATTAAAAATAAATTAAGTTTATATAGGGGTATTGCTAAAACTCTAGGAAAGTCGGAAGCTCTGCAAGAAAGCACTAAAGTAGGTAAAAGGTTTACTCCATTTGATAGAGCACAGTGGACAAGGATGAGTAAAATTGGTAGGAAATTAGCCGAGGAATATTATAAAGATAGGTATGGTAAATCTGTTGCTGAAATGCAGAAAGAAGAACCTGATGTAAATCATTTCTATAAAGGAAAGATTATAGGCAATAGTCTAAGTCGTGCTTATAGATAAAACTATTGCCTATAGTACTAGTTGTTTTTTTATCTCTGTTAAAATAAGTCTATTTGTTTTGGTTTTTAAAAATCTTTCATATCTTTTTGGCAATGGTATTTTTCTCCACCAAGAATCAACTGATGAGCAGGTCTTCGCCACTTTTCGTATTGTATCATTAACCTCAAATCTTTGTAATACAACCTTATCATCTGTTAGAAAGGTGAAATATGCAATGTGCTCGTTCTCTGCAATTTTAAATTTATCTTTATTATTTATTAGCATTAGTTCTACATTAAAGGGTCTAAACCATCTTGATATATTAAATCTGCCGGGAACTGTTATTGCATATTGTTGATGCTTTGCCTCAGAAAAATAAGGTGTTGTCATTAATAACTCTAAATCATCTTCGCAAAAGAAAGCATAAGATAAAGAATAAGCTAAGTTGTTTCCATTTAGTTCATAAAATAGTCCTTGTTTTTTAAAGGTAACTTTACCATTTTCAAACTCTAAATCTGTTTCCATTGGATTTTCAATGTAGAAAGTATTTTTTGTTAAGTTAGTAAATGCAGGACATCTTTTGACTTCTGTTGTTCTACTTTCTGGTGTATTTTTATTATCATCAATAAATTTATTAAATAAACTTTGAGGCTCTATAAATAATATACTCCAGTTATTTTCATCTCTTGCATGCAACATCGGTGACCAATATACAGTTTTGATGCTCATTAAAAAAAATCCCATTGGTGACTTACCCAACCAGTAATAATAATTTTTTCTTGTGTATTTGATATTTGACTTCTATGTGTGTGAGTCCAATCACTGGGCCATATTAAAGTTTTGCCTTTTACTGCCGTTTCTGTATGGTTGTAGTGTTTAAAATCAGTACCACCATCAGGTACTGTGTTTAAATAAGTCATAAAAACAAGAATCCTTTTAATACTATAATCTAATGCACCAGTTCTTTCAGCATGATAATTCTTAAATCCCCAACCTTTGTCATACCATTGTATATTAAGTGTTTCCATTACAGCAAAAGGACTTGCCTTATACAGAATGGGAAACGTATCACAATAGTTTCTTAGTGACTGTGCTAAATGTTCATCATATCTAGCAACGCATGGTATATCTTTCATAGCATATAAGTCTACGTAGACATCCTTACTCTGTTTTCCTTTGACTCGCTTAGTGTCTGTATGTTTATCTTTATTAGACCAAAAGTAATTGACAAGTTCATCACATGTTAAAGGGTCTAGTTCATATCTGCGAATAAAATCTTCTGTCAACGGTTATCTCCTGACCCATGTAATGTTCCACGTACCTTTCTTCCATGTAACTTTTTCAAGTTATCTTTCATAATATCATTTAAGGGAACACCTACCTCTTTAGCCATCATAGCACAATACCAAAGTACGTCACCTATCTCTGATGCTATGGCTATCTTCTTCAACTCAAAGCCTTCCATATCCTCACCATCACGTATAAGTTTCTTTACCTTACCTGCAACTTCTCCTGCTTCACTCGTTAACCCTAGAGCTAAATACTCTAGGGCTTTGTATTTAGGAAAGATGGCTGTTTGCCCTGCTTTCATTTCATAAAACTCAGCAGTCATTACTTCTTCTATTACTATCTTATCCTGCATGTATTTCTTCGCTTCTTCTTCTAGCTTCGACATCCTTCACCCTCTTAAGTTGTTGTGCATATGCAGAGTTATATCCACGTAACCATTCCCTTGCTTGCATAGTGTTTGGGTTATATGGATTCTCTGTCATAATTATTTTAATGTCTCCTTTTGTTTTGACATATTGCTTACCCTTGAAAGCATTGAACCCCCTATCGAATTGTATTCTTAAGGGAGCATCATACTTACTTAGATTTGGGTTTCTCTTTTTCCTTTGTCTCATGCTGCTATTTCTCCTTCCTTAAATGCTTTTATAACATCAGATGAAAACAACTTCTGTATATTTAGAAGATACATTCTTGATGCATTGTTATCCCCACCTGATACAGACCTTTTATAATCTAAGTTATTTATTATTCTTTTCAAACTCTTTGTATCA